ACCCTCGGGCCGACGTCAAACAGTTCGCCGCGTCGTCACCGCAACCGCACATCGACCAGCTCAAGCAACAAGCGCAACTGTTCTCCGGGGAAACATCGATCCCGTTGACGTCGCTCGGCGTGTCCGACATGTCGAACCCGACGTCGGCCGACTCTTACATCGCCTCCCGGGAAGACCTGATCGCCGAGGCGGAAGGCGCCACCGACGACTGGGGCCCGGCGTTGCGGCGCACCATGCTGCGAGCTCTGGCGATGGTCAACAATCTTGACAAGGTGCCCGACGAGTGGGCGACGATCTCGCCGAAGTGGCGGTCGCCGGTCTACCTGTCCCGGGCGGCGCAAGCCGATGCCGGCATGAAGCAACTCACCGCCGTGCCGTGGCTGGCCGACACCGACGTCGGGCTCGAGCTGCTCGGGTTGGACGAACAACAGATCCGCCGGGCGATCGCCGACCGCCGGCGGGCACAAGCCCGCACCACCCTCGCCGATCTGACCGCGGCCATTTCGACCACCGCCGCCCCGCCGCCGGTGCCCGATGCCAACCAGGGGTGAGATCGACCTGCTGGTCGACGCCAACCAGAAGATCCGCACCCTCGCCACCACCGCTGTCCGCCGGCAATGGCGGAACCTGCCGACGATCACCCGCGACAACCTCGACGCCGTCCGCGACGTCATCGTCGCCACCAACCAGGCGACCGTTGCCACGTTCGGTCAAGCCTCCGCCGTGGTCGCCGCCGACCACTACGAGCTCACACGGGAGGCGGCAGGGGTCCGATCCCGGTTCACGCCGCTACTCGCCGACCTGCCCGACCCTGACGCCGTCGCATCGGCCACCAGGTGGGCGCTCACGCCCCTATACGACGATTTGGACGCAGACGCCGCACTCGGGCGTGTTGAAGGCGTGGTGGACCGTCTAGCGCTGTCTCCGTCGAACGACACCATCCTGCGGAACACCCTGGCCGACCCGGAGAAACCTCGGTTTGCTCGCATCCCGAACGGCCGGACGTGCGAATGGTGCCGCATGTTGGCATCACGAGGCGCCGTGTACCGCACCGAGGGAACCGCGATGGCCCCCCGCCACGCAAAGTGTGACTGCACCGTTCACGCCGTGTGGTCGGACGCCGACCTGCCCGACGACTACAACCTCGGCGGGCTGCAAGACGAGTACTACCGAGCTCGGGCCGCGGCCGGGTCCGGCAAGGTCGAAGACATCCTCGCCGAAATGCGGAAAGGTGCCGCAGCCCGCGAGGCGGCCGAAGCCCTCGAGCGGGAGGCGGCCGCCAAGGCGGCGAAAGTGGCCCGACGGGCAGCGAACAAGGCGGCGAAGGCGTCATCGATCGAAGGGGTCGCGGCCCGCTACGACGTCGATGTCGACGAGGTACGGGTTGCCACCGGCGAACTCAAGATCCTCCGCAAGCGCATCGCCGACGAGGCGGCACGTGACCAGTACGAAGCCCTTGGAATCCTCGAACGGGCCGACGCCGTCAAACTGAAACGGCCGCCCCGGGCCGGTGTCAAAGGTTCCGGCGACTACGACTGGCTCGAGCGGATCGGCGCCGGCGAACGCGCCCGGCTGTCCCGCTCGTGGTACACCGAAACCTCGGCGACATCGTCGAAGGCCAGCTCGGTCGACAACATCGCCGACGCTCTGCGGCGCGACCTCGGCGGCGAGCTCGTCAACATGTCCGACGACCAAATCATCGCCGACGTGTGGGTGCCGCTCACCCGCCGGGTCGAAGGTTCCGGTGCTGTCCGCCGAGGCAAACTGCCATCCGACCGCGCCTACGGCGGCCGGGTCGACGTCGACCGGTTCGCCCCCGGTGTCGGCTCCGACGGCTACGACGTCCGGGTGCTGCTCGGCGACGACCTCGAGGCTGCCGGCCACATCGCCCGAGTCAACCGGAACGCCTACGCCGACGACGCTTACCGGGCGCTCGGCCAGTCGGCGACCCCGACGCACGGCCCGGCCCCGTTTGATATGTCGTTCCAAGCGTGGGAGACCGAAGTCCGCACCCTCGAAGAAGGGTTGGAAGGGCTCAACGATATGGCGGTGACCGCCGCCGAAGCCCGTGCCCGTCTCGCCGAGCTCATCCCCGGCGACCTCGACGGTCCCGGGTTCAGCTACGAGGACGTGTACGCTGCCATTGTGACCACCGCCCGGCAAGCGGCGCTCGACGTGCCCGCCCGTGCCGTCATCCCGTGGGCTATCTGATGGCCCGCCGGCCACATCGCCCGGCCGACCCCGACCGGGTCGGCGAACATCTCGCCGAGCTGCTGCTGTCCCCGCCGGACGCCGAAGGGTTCGACGAACTACCCGACCCGATGATCGACCTTGCCGCCGCTCTAGCGGTGCTGCGTTCACGTCGCATCTGATTTCGACCGGCCGCTCAGGCCGACGATCCCGCCTCGCCGAAACGGAGAGGCAACACCCGAGAGAACGACCGATACGGTCGAATTCTGGAAGTCGAAGGCCCGCGAGCAGGAGAAGCGTGCCAAGGCAAACGCCGACGCCGCCGACCGGCTCGCAGCCCTCGAGGAATCCCAAAAGACCGAAGCGCAGAAGCTGGCCGACGCCCGGGTTGCCGCCGAGAAGGCACGCGACCAGGCACAAGCCGAGGCGTTGCGGTGGCGGATCGCCGCCAAGCACGGGATCACGGACGAGGACGCCGAACTATTCCTGACCGGCACCGACGCGGACACCCTCAACAAACAGGCGGCACGCCTGACCGCACGAGAGTCCGACCGCAAGAAGAACGGCAACGTCGTGCCCCGCGAGGGAACGACGGCAACCCCGCAGACGAACGACATGCGCGACTTCGCACGCCAGTTGTTCGACCGCCCCGACTGACTTAGGAGAAACCCGACATGGCGACTCTCGCCACATCCAGCCTCACGATCCCTAACCAGGTGCTCGACCCGTGGCTCGGCAAGATCGCCTACGGCTCCGCCGTCGCGACCCTGTCGAACTCGATCCCGATGAAGTTCGGAACCGGCACCACCATGACGTTCGACATCGGTGAAGCCGAGTACGTCGCCCAAGGCGCGCAGAAGGGCGCCTCGACGGTGACGCCGACGACCAAGACGGTCAACCCGTTCAAGTTCCACAAGACTCTTCGGTTCAACGAGGAAGTGTTGTGGGCCGACGAGGACTACCAGCTCGGCGTCGTCCAACAGATTCTCGACCTCGTCCAGCCGGCGCTGTCCCGTGCGCTCGACTTCGGCGTGTTCCACGAGATCAACCCGACCGGCGGCGCTGTCGTCGCCGCGATGAACGGTGGACTCGTCGACACGACGAACTCGGTCGAGATCGCCGCAGCCGCCCCGTACACCTACATCGACGCCGCCGACGCTCTCGTGCTCGCCGACGGCTACGTGCCCAAGGACATCGCCCTCGACCCGTCCTGGGCATCGGCGTTCTCGACCCGCCGCGGTACCACGTCCGAGGTGAAGCTGTATCCCAACTTCACCCTCGCCACCGCCCCCACGTCCGAGCTCGACGGGCACCGCGCCACGGTGTCGAACACGGTCGGCGCCATCGGCGTCGCCGCCGTCGCCACCACGGTCAAGGCGTTCGTCGGTGATTTCTCGGCGATCCGATGGGGTATCCAACGGGAGATCGGACTCGAGCTCATCCGCTACGGCGACCCCGACGGTGGCGGCGACCTGAAGCGGAACAACCAAGTCGCGTTCCGCGCCGAGGTTGTGTACGGGTGGGCGATCGCCTCGCTCGACGCGTTCGCCAAGATCATCGACGCCGTCTGATCCCTGACCAGGAGGAACCAACATGGCTGCAAAGGCAGAAGGCCCGAAGACGGTCAAGCTGACCTATAAGGGCACCAGCGACGACACGGCTACCGTGTCCGTCACCGAAGACAAGGTCGACCGCATGGTTGCGACCGGTCTGTTCACGAAGTCCCCGGTTCGCCGGGCGACCAGCACCGACTGACGAACAGGGAGGCGGTGAGGATGGGAACGTTCATCGAATGGGATGACCTGACACCGTTCGCCGA